AATGGCGTGATGCCCGTGGTCGTTGGTAGCGCGCTCAACAATGCACCGCGAATAATGATATTGCCAGCGCCCGAAGCTGTATCAACAACGGAGAAGTGCGTCACATCTGCACCTGCGCCAGTTGACGCTGGAAACTGCACCTGCGCCGCGTTCTCAACTTGGTTACCAGCGATGGTAAAGCCAGTAGTGCGGCTAATTGCAACTCGCGCATACGATGGATACGCTGATTCGCTAGTGGTTGCACTTCCACCTTCAGCAGGGTCAGCCGTATGCAGCGCAATCCAAAAGTTAGCATTAGCCGCCCATGATGGGGCTTGACTATCAAAGATGTAGTTTAAAATAGCGGTTTCTGTTGTGTTTCCGAATGACATAATTACTCCTGTGTGATTTTGTTGCGACTGCCGATAATCTTACCAGACTTATCCATAATCAATTCTTTTTCAGCATTCTGGCTAGATATGATAGCATCGCTTTGGCGTTTCTGCTCCTCAATAACGCGGCGCATCGATTCAGACGACTCGTCTAAAGCCTTAGACACAGCTTGCGCCAATTCCTCAACACCACTACCATCATTCTTAGAGCCTGAAATAATAATCTGATTGGTTAAATCAGCAACAATCTGGCGGTCTTTAAGTTTAAAGTCATTCTCAACACGCATTCTTTCGATTGCAATTTTTTCTTTTTCTAACCTATTATCTTCACGCTTCACATCGATGTCATCCTGATGTTTGGCCATGGCTATTTGGCTATCAACAAGCTTGGCATCTTCTTTCTGTTTAAGCTCTGCCATCGCAACTTCAATCGCTGGGTTAGGAGGGGGGGGCGCATCTGAAAGCTGTGCGAGCAACTCCATGTTAGGCTTTTTGAAGTAACGGTCTTCTTCATAGATTCCAAAATTCTCTAGCGTGTCAGTAATGCTGTTGTAAACACCCATCGCATCCACCATCGATGCACCAACACCCGCAACCGCTCCACCTTGAGCTGCGATAATTTTCTCTTGCAATGTCTGGATTAGCTGCAACGCCATACTGCGCTGGTCCATTCCCGTATTGCCAACACCAACAAGCACACGCATATCACGCTGCTTAGTCCATGCGCGAGGGTCTGTTTGCACTACGCGATTGCCAGCAACTTGGAATACTTCTTCTTTATCAGCATACTTGGCAGCATAAGAGCGAATCTTGCGCATCAAATCTTTCATACCAGTTTCGCCAAACGCTCTTGCTACATACTCAATCTTCTGAGTAGCGTTAGACATAATGGATGACATGCCATAAATAGACTGGTCTTTAAGGGATGCGGGGTCTAGCCCCTGAGTTTGACGAGATACGCCTGAACGCTCCTCACGCACCTTGTCCATATACTCAAGCGCACCGAATGCATTATTCGCGACAAAAGGCACAGCATCAAATCTAATGGCGTTGACATTGCCATTCTTAACGCGGATAGGCGCGCCAATGCGAGGCGATAGTAAATCCTTCATATTAACCATTGTGTCATCAACAACGGGGCGCGGATTGTTTGCAAGGTAAAGGTTATCAAGCATCTGGCGAGTAAGCGTAGTCTTGATTTTAGCAATCTCTTTCAGCTTATCAAAAACACTAAGCCCCGTATGACGATGCGCCACAATATAAGGCGACCATGGGCAGATATTAATTTCATCCACTATTTCATCATTCAGCACGGTTTTACTAGTTTGTTCGTAACACACACGGTGAAGCTCTGGGATTCCATCACCATCACTATCGTAACGAATATGCACTTCCCAAACTTTAAGCGGACGGGTTGACTTATCGATAAATGCGCGTCCTAAATAGCTATCCGAACCTGTAATATCCTTATTGCGAATCTGGTCTACGGTATTCGTATAGTCCATGCGTGTATCAGTTGGCAGCGATTCTACCAAGTCGCGGTCATAACCCTCAGCAACCAAGTCACCAACGGTCTTTTCTTCATAGTGAGCAACGAATGGGCATTCATCAAGATTAACGCGGCGGTAATCTTTGGCCACATATACGTTTTCAGGGGGGATATTACGCACCATAATCTGTGAGGTGGATAGCAACCGCTTACCCTTGATATTATAAAACTCAACAGGCATTCCACCAACCATATCAACAAACGGTGTCGCCTCGGTTATCTCAAAATTCTTATCCGTCTGCATAATCATTAACTGGTTCTGGTCAACCGCGTTATAAGATTCAATGCGCACATCCTTCTTGCGCTCGTATGAAATCTTAACGTACCCGTTCTTATAAATCAGGCCATCTTGAAGCCAGCTATTAATTATCTCAAATCCATTGTTGCGGGTCTGAATAACCCAGTTGCAGTATTCAGTTTCAATCTTTGCGCTGTCAACATCTTCTTTGCTTACAGGAAGGAATGATACAGCAGCACGCTCACCGCAGAATATCTTAATAAGGCTTGGCAGCATCCAATCAACAACATCCTGCACATCCGTCATTACAACATTGGAGCGCCCTTCACGTTCACCACCAATTGGCTGCCCTAAGTAATACTTAGTCGCCTCCTCCCTATTCTTTAACAATTCACTAGACTGAGCGCGGTTATCCGATAGCCATGATTCAATGATTGTGCCGATGTCACTTTGCATTACATAATCCAACTGGTGTCATAATTGAGTGGAGCGGTATCAGCTTTAACCTGAGCAAAGCGCAAGCACATAATAGCATAGCGCGTTGCACTCATCAAGTCATCTTTTTCTTTTACGATTAAACCATTTTTTCTGTGGTACATTCTGAATTCTTCAAACCAATCATTCAAATGCGCAAATACCTTAAGCCTATTCGTCTGCATTCGCTGCAAGCAATCCATGATTGATGCCTCTAATCCACTGCCGCCGTCTGGGTATTGAGCGCGTTCTGGCAAGAAATTAAGCTTCTGCTCACGGTAAATAGTCGCAAGCTGCTCACCTGAACCCTTGTCGTGCTGCAATCCATCGTGAGGCCATGCCCACGGTATTTCACCCCACGAACGCAATGAACCTGCATGAACAATAGGGGTTGCCTCTTTCACTCTATATGCCGCCGTGATGTAAACGCAATCCGCATCCCTATCCCATGCCAACTTAATAGCCGCCGTTGGGTGATTCCATCCGAAATCTATCCCTGCAATAATAGGCCATGATTCTGGTATATCAAACGGCTGTATAGATATAGAATCCTCAGTAACTGGGAATACGCGGCCAGAGCCTAACACTGGCGTACCCTTGGTGCGAGCCTCAACCTCGTGCGCTGGATAGCTAGCTATAATTGTGGCCTTCTGCTCATCCGTATAATGCCCAGCATCGTCAATCGTCATCTGGGTGTAAGACGTATCTGGCGGCGGATTGATTAAGTAGCGCCTCACAACTTCAGACATCCCAAACAACGGGGTGAATGTCATCATGATAATGCCTTGTGTGGCGTTTGTTCTAGTTAACGCCTCGAAGTATATCTCCTCAGGCGGCTCCTCATCAAGCCACGCGATATGGATAGTATCTCCCTGCCACTTCTCACGGCCTTGGTCATAGCTCTTAAAAACGAGCGTTGATGTACCGCCAGTAACATGCTCAACCGTTACAATGCTAATGGCGTTGGCAATGCCTTGCGAGGTTTTAATATCCTTGATGCATTTTAACGGTATAAGCCCACTACCATAATCAGGTGAACGGCCAAGCAACAAACGCTGCACGGTATCGCGAGTGGTTTCCCTTGTGACTGAACCAGCCCATGCAACGATAGGCTTATCAAATTTAATTCCTTCCCACCATGAAGGATACAGCCCCGTCAAATGATAAGCCATCTCAGCCGCACCTGAGTATGTCTTTCCCACTTGGTTTGCCGCCATAAGAAGACGCTCACGGTGGCAATCGTTATGAAAGTTTAATTGTTTAGGATATGGCTGATAATAGCGCAACTTATAAAACATGCGCTCTTTTTCTTTTAATTCTAATAGCGCGAGAAGCTCTTGTTTTTCTGCTTCACTCATTTGGCTTTTAATGATTCAAGGCGCGAGGCAATAGCAGCATCCAGCGCATCACCCTCAAGCTTTGGTATTAAATCCTTACCATCCGCACCCACCAACTCTTGACGCGCAAGCTTGGGATTGGCATACTCTGCCAGCTTACTAACATGGTCGAGCGCCTTATCTGGCGATGTTTCCGCAACCTGCTGAAGCCATCCTATCATTTCAGGAGCAGCATAATTTAACAAATTAGTTACAGCTTGCCTAAACTCAACTGTTGCCTTGTTAGGCTTTCCAGCAGGTCTGCCCTTTGGATTATGAACGCTGCCTTTTGGAGCCGCCATATAAAACCTTAATAAATTATTTATAAGCCTAGACTAAATCTAGTATCACAGTTTACCAATTGCGGCTCACCAATGCAATCAAAAAGTTGAACGCCCTGCATATTGCAATTCTTAAACAATGCGCCATCGAATGAGCATTCGTAAAAATCAGCCGCTTGGATTTCTTTACCATCAATCACCAGCCCGTTGAAATCTTTATTTTTAAAAGATGGACGTTTGCCAGCAGCCTTATGTATTCCGTAATGCGTTATAAAATCCAACTCATCGTTAAGTGGATTCAAACTCTTGTTATGTACTACTGGTTCAATTGCCAATTCTGTCATATCGATAAATACGACTGGCCCAGTCGCAACTTCACGCGGTGGACGTCCTCTGCGTTTTTGCGTTTCCATAACATCCTCTCTTAAATTTTTAATCGGCTCAACATAATCATCTGGTAACATTAGAAAACCCCTGCGTCGAATAATGCCCTTTTTTAACCCGTGCAGAAGCGAATCCATACCCATGGGCGTGCATAGTAGGGCAGATGGTGACTTTGCCCCTCTTGGGGCATTTATGGGCAAATGTGGCATATTCCAAAGCCTGCCGTACTTCATCCGCTGGCTTACAGAAATGCGCACACAGCTCACCAACATGCATCGTTTTCGCCAACTTGCGTAATTTATCAAGCCGCGCTTTTGTCCAGAATGTTTTACTTTTGGCCATGTGTTTTTGCTGGTTTGATGAGTTTATATCCAAACGGCAGCTTGATGGTGCGCTGGGTAACGGCAGCTATGTATGATTCGGTTGCTTGATTCCACGATGCTTGTGTTTGCAGTGCTTCTTGCAGGTGCTGGATTTCATCCTTGAGCATACCAACTGTAATCCGTGGTTTCTTAACCACTGGTTTTTTTATCTTGCCGAGCGCAGTGTGTGGTGTGTGTTTTTTTGTCATGGGTGAATCATGCCATAAGCATTTGTTAATCGCAAGTAAAAAATCATTCACTATACCGCACATAATTTCTAGCAATATCAACGGACGAGCGGTATCGGTAGGTTTCTTTATTAAACCACAACCCCACCTTTCCTTCAAAGTCGCCGTTTCTGTTTTTGGCGATATTCAGGATGACAGAGGGCTTCTTTTCTAATTCTGCTTTTTCTGCATCTTCTGCCGCCGCCAACTTCTCCTCATGCTCCCGATTCCGCCATATTGTTATGATGTTAAATGCGTTTGAGCCTATCTCGCTTGCACCCTTAACGTCCTCAGTTCCCGCTGGGCCGCCGCTCCTTTCGGATTTACGAGCGTGCGCTACAAGGTGGATGTGGACATTCCTAGAAATAACCCAATCAACCATTTGATAGACTGCATTTTCTTGCCCTGTGTAGTCATCGCTTGCTATCCCTAGGCGCATAAGTGAATCCACGATAAATATATCGCACCCATAGCGAGAATGGGCATAGTCGAATATCTCAAGCATGTGCGTCACGCTAGCTTTGCCGACCTTGTTGTAAATTAACAGCGATTGGTCTAGATATCCCATACAAGCCCTTAAATAGCCCTCTGTTGGCCTGTCCACGTTGCCCACCTGCTTTACCAGCCTTTTAAGGCTTTGACGTGGTGCCATTTCAAGCGAAGCCAGACAAACTACGCCACCATTTTGCATCCAGTGTGGTATGCAATCGGATAGCACTTGGCTTTTGCCGTGGCCGCTTGGCCCACTCCATAACGTCAATTCCGCTGGCCTGAAATATAAATCCTCTCGTTCCATGCGCTCGTATGGCATCGTATATCCCTTAGATTCGTCCTCTTTAGGATAGAATAAATCAATCACTTCCTCAGTGTATGCGCTTGGCCTGTTTAGCTCCTCAGGGGTAAATTCCTTTGCAGACTTGAGCGCATCCACCATTGTTTCTGCACTTACGCCATTAGACAAGCAAGCATTTGCGTCCTTCATGGGCAAGCAAACGCGATAACAGCGATGGATGCCCAACCTTCTGGCTATGTCATTTGCCGCTATCTCGCCCTCTTCATCCATATCCATCGAAAGATATATTTTTTCAAACTGCTCTAGCCGCTCGTAATCGTTTTCAATCCAGTTATGCTTGCCGCCCTTGCCGCCACCGAACGGAACTGAAACGGCTGGAAACCCATAACTATGCCAACTGATTGCGTCAATCTCGCCTTCGGTAATTATCAAAGTCCTGTCATTTTCGCCTATGGCTTGCCACCCAAACAGGATAGGCTCGCAATCCACGCTAGTTGGCTTTGGCTTATCCCCATCAGCCGCTTTTCTTGATTTTACCAGCTTTGTTTCGCCATCAACGATAAACGGAAAGTATATCATTTCTCCTTTACTGGTGATTTTATACGCATCAAGGCTTTCTGGGTATATTCCCCTGATTCCAACTAAATAATCTCTTGCCGCGCCGTTAATGGCATCGCTTTGATAATTTGCTGGTTTTTTATATTCGCGCCTTGGCTTATGAGCTGGCTCAAAGTCCTGCACGCCAAGATAAGACCTAATTTGCTTTAAAGCATCAACCAGCCCGCACCCACGAACTTTCACCCACAAGTCGATTAAGTCCCCGCTTTCGCCAGAAGCAAAATCAGACCATATCCCAGCCTTGTTTCCGCGCAGGTGTACGCCAAGGCTCTTGCCAGTTTCACCAGATATTGAACCTACCCGCCATTCGTCTGCTTCCTTTTTGCCGCTTGGAAGCAACATTGATGCAATCTCTTGCGCTCTATCAGCCATCATGCGCTTGATGTTTGTTATGTCAGTCATTTAGAACTCCTCTGTATGGGTCTGGTTTGTTTTGCTGCATATCTTTTTTGTTGTACCATTCAGCCTTGAATGACTGCCATCCTCTTACGCAACATTCAGCCAAAGCATCGTTTAGCGATATGTTGGCTTTCTTCGCCTCCTTGGATATTCCATCAATAACTGTTTGCGTAACTGGAGAGTTTTTTTTCTTTCTCAATTGCAAGAAATCTACCCAAACAGAATCCGAAACCAAATCAGGCTTTAATATACTTTCTTTCTTTCTTTCTTTCTTTAATTCTTTAAGTGTGGTTAGTTGTTGGTTAGTTGTTGGTTGGTTGCTGGTTATGCTTTTGTCATCCTGTTGGTTAGTTGACTGGTATTCGATCCAATTAACTATTGTTATTAAAGAGAATTTATTATAAACCTTGATGGTTATGTCGTTGGTTGATTTTAACTTATTTAGCGCAGTGCGAATCTGTTGCTCTCCTAAACCCAAGGATTCTCCTAGCTCTTTTCTACCAATGGGGGTTTGCCCTTCAGATATAAGATGACCTAGCCAATAACGCGGCTCATGGTTTGCCATCAAAAGAAGGTGCATAAACAGAGAGCGGCAAGCAGAGTCGGAGTACCATCCCCAATCCAAAATCGACCTGTGAAGTTTTATCCAGCCGCTCATATAGATTCCGCATATTCTTTAAAATCGTCTATTGATTCCTTAAGAGCGCCAATTAGCGCTCTTGCTTCTATTGGGCTTATTTTAATAAAAACATGCTCAGAAAGTAAAATCGTTATAGAATTATTCTGAGAAAATTGTGCCGTTATATCGTAATTCTCAACATCCGCGCCACAAGGCCTATAATCGTAAAATTCAGCCATAAAAAAGCTCCATTGAGATGCCCTGTAATTGCCCTACAGAACATCCTAATGAAGCCTAATTAATGCATGGGGCAATCACGCAATATAATTGAGTATAAAAAATCTATATTAGATAGTCAACCAATTAATTCGTTCACGCCATCCTCCAACAATAAAACATGTACCATCGCCTCCATTTCAGCCTCAGTCATGTATTTTTGCTGCCATGTTTTTTTGCTGTATTTTTGCCGCCCGTCAATTCCTTCTGCGCCGATGTGGTGAAAATAACACAAAGGAGCTATTTTATCGTGGTTCTTACGCCCACCACCACCAGTGTATAAGTGATGCAGGGTAACTGGCCACGCGCCACAAACCAAACATGGAAGCTGTGCAATTTTATTCCAGCGGCGTTTTTGCTCTGCTGTGGGCGCTTTAGCCACGGATCTTCCACTTAACCAAAGCGCTTATAACTTCATCAAGATTGTAACAAGTAACAATATGGCCACCTTCATTTTGCCAATCGTTAGCAAAGCGTTCTTGATGTGGCGAAAGCGTATTTTTACCGCACTTTAATTCTATGGCGTATTTCTCGCCACCGCTGAATATAAGAATATCCGCCACACCAGCGCGCACGCCTTTTTTCTTTAGTCTAGCCCCAGCTTGTGGGGATGTTTTGCGCTCGTTTGCCGTATGCCACCACAATAAATTCGGGTATTGCAGATGTAGATACTGCGCCACCTGCATTTGAAAAATGTCTTCTGGAAATTTCATATTAACATACTATACCGTTGAAAAACAAAGGCAAGAAAATTTTACCGTTTTTATGCATTTTTCACTTGCGCAATTATTCCTGTTGCTATAACTTCACATCATAACAACGGAGGGAATATGACAAGCGCGACATCGGGTAAAAACTTTGCTATAGTGGAAAACGAAAAGCCAAAAACAATTAACGAGGCATTGTTAAATGTGTGTGCGGGTGTTTCAAATGTAAAGCGTGACACTAAGGGGCAAGTTGGGAATCAGGTCTATCATTATGCAACGCTTGAATCTGTGTTGGAAGTGGTTAATCCTCTTCTTTCTGCTAATGGGCTGGCATTGGTTCAATATGTCGATGACGATACATTGCGGGCGTTGTTAATTCATGAATCAGGCGACAAGCTGCCTTTGGGCGGCTATAACTTAGGCGGGATTGGCAAGCATCAAGAAAGAGGTTCTGCCATTACTTATGGCCGCAGATATCAGCTTTGCGCTATTTTTGGCATCACACAAGAAGATGACGACGGTGCGGCGGCGAGCAAGGGTAGCAACGCCAACAAAATGACTTCTGGTGTTTCGCCACAATCCGAATTCGGAACCGCGGTAGAGTTTAAGAAATACCATAATGATACCATGGGATACATCGAGGGCATGATAAATAAAGAACAGTCCGTAGTTATTAGAAAGCGCATTGCTCGTGTTGCTAAAGTGGATGACCAGTACGCAAGCATTTTAACTGATGCGCTGGAATCTAAGCTAGATGGGATTGCCGCCCATGAGTAAACAAACAATATATGCAACGGTTATTGATTGTGAATTGGCACATCAACCCGCAATGGAATTGCTGGCATCACTAGCGTTTCATAATGGTAAAGATATTCGGATAACGATTGAGCGCAAGCGCAAGCCGATGTCTAATCCCATGCACGCTTATTATAGGGATTATGTATTGCCGACTGTATATAATCACTATCTAGACAAGGGTATTAACATAACGATTGGGCAAGTTCACAAGTGCCTAAAAGAAACATACGGCCCCGATGAAAACGTTGGTATTGAGGAGCCTGTATTTAGAAAGAAACAATCAATGTCGGAATACACGAAAGAAGAAAGTATTAAGTTTATGGATGACTTGCGGCAATCGTTTGCGGAGCTTCATTACCTTGATATTGGCGAGCCTAACGAACACTTACAAGGGAGACTATAGCATGGAATACAATATTAAATTTAAGCGCATTGATACTGGCAAGCAATGGATTGCTGGCAATGTTAAAGAGGGAAAATACGGCCCACAAATCGGCATGAAAAAAACGCCAGAATTGAATGCGTATCTAGATTCAATTCCTGATGGCGGGTGGATTAATTTTAATCTGTACAAGCCGTTTGATAAGCCAAAGCCACAGCAATCATCTGGTGGTGAATTAAATGATGAAATTCCATTCTAGCATGAAAAACTACATGCAAAAATGGCTAGAACGTAACGCGCTAACCCAAAAAGAGGCGGCACGATTTACGGGTCTAGACGAAAAGACGATAAACAATTTTGCAACTGGGCGCATAAAGCTGACGAGGTTCAAAAAATGGGCTTTAGAGCGTGCCGAGCAAATTATAAGAGAATGAAACTTTATCGCATTAGGCTTGTGTCGGCGACCTCTGAAAAATGGCTTTGCAAATACGCCATTAACGAGGTTGCGGCCAAGTGCATGGTGTATCAAGGCAAGCGGTGGAAGATTGATCACATAGAAGAAATAAAATAGTTTTTTATTTGCTTGCATGGCCGCATCTAGTGCGGTATTGGTTAATTTCATTTTAGGGGTATTTATGGAGTATCAAGAATTTTTAAGGGATAAAATAATTACACCGCCAATGACTGGCATTGATGAGTTACCGCCATTAAATAGCAATCTTTTTGATTATCAGAAAGACATTGTATCATGGGCTTGCAGACGTGGGCGCGCTGCATTGTTTGCTGGCACTGGCCTTGGCAAATCACTCATGGAATTATCATGGGCGAACGCGCTATATGAGGCCACTGGAGAACGCACTATCATTTTTACACCACTTGCTGTCGCCGCACAAATGAAACAAGAGGCTATCAAGTTTGGCATTGACTGTGACCATGTATCTAATGGTGATCAAAGCAATAAGCCGATTGTAATTACAAATTATCAAAAACTAGACCACTTTAATTTAACGGATTACGGCGGGGTTGTTTTGGACGAATCCAGCATTCTTAAGAATGAATCGGGGCATTATCGCAATCGGTTAATTAAAGAGTGCGCGAAGGTTCCGTATCGACTGGCGGCAACGGCCACGCCAAGCCCTAACGATTACATGGAATTAGGCAATCATAGCGAGTTTTGCAGCATTATGTCTTATACGGACATGCTATCGACGTTTTTTGTGCATGACGCTGCAAAGACTCAAGACTGGCGATTGAAGGGTCATGCTGAATCTGAATTCTGGAAGTGGATGGCGTCATGGGCGGTGATGTTGCGTTGCCCGTCTGATTTAGGATATGATGGAAGCAATCACAAATTGCCTACGCTCCACCAGATTCAACACTCAGTCAAAGCGCTATACGCGCCCAATATGGATACTGGTATGCTATTCCCTATCGAAGCTCAAACTATGAGCGAGAGGCTCAAAGCAAGGCGGGCAACGATTGAAGATAGGGTTAATAAGACGGTTGAAATCGCCAATAGCAGTAAAGAATGCTTTGTCGTGTGGTGTAACTTGAATGATGAAAGCTCAATGCTCGCTGCAAAAATTGATGGGGCAGTTGAAATTGTGGGAAGCCAGACAGAAGAAAAGAAGCTTGCGATATTGGATAATTTTGCAAAGGGTAATATCCGCGTTCTGATAAGTAAACCCTCACTAACTGGATTCGGGCTTAACTGGCAGCACTGCCACAATACTATATTCGTTGGGTTAAACGATAGCTTTGAACAGATATATCAAGCAGTACGAAGGTTCTGGCGATTCGGTCAAAAGAATGAAGTTTATGCGCATTTTATTGCATCAGAATTAGAAGGCGCGGTGGTGGCAAACATTAAACGAAAGGAGATTCAAGCAGAACACATGGCCAATCAGATGATTAAGCACATGGCCGATTTATGCAGTGACAGCATACGCGGTGCAGTTAGAGAAACATTGTCATACATACCAACCGAAAAAATGGAGATTCCAACATGGCTATAGAGAACGTAATCAACCAAGTTATAACGAATGAATATGCAATTTACGAAGGTGATTCGTGCGAGATTATGCCGTCAATCCCAGAAAATAGCGTGGGTTATAGCTTGCACAGTCCGCCCTTTGAAGGATTATACAAATTTAGCAATAGTGACCGTGACGTTAGCAATAATAAGGGCGAATCGTTTTGGAATCACTATGGTTTTATCATTAAAGAACTGTTGCGCATTACTAAGGCGGGGCGCTTGGCAAGTGTGCATGTGATGCAGCTTCCAACATCAAAAACACGCGATGGCTTTATCGGTATGCGTGATTTTAGGGGGGAAACAATTAGGGCGTTTCAGGCCGCTGGCTGGCATTTCGCTAGTGAGGTTTGTATCTGGAAAGACCCCGTAGTCGCACAGCAACGCACAAAGTCTATCAGATTATTGCATAAGCAAGTCACGAAAGATGGGTGCATTAGTGGTCAAGGGCTTGCTGATTATATTCTAACATTCCGCAAAAGTGGCGTTAATGATGAGCCAGTGGGCGGATATTTTGAATACTATGTCGGTGAAGGTGACGCCCCCGAACCAATTGAATCTAGGCTTGGCAGGCAAACGGAAGCAGAGGCTAAGAAGTGGCATTCTATTGAGGTATGGCAACGCTATGCTTCGCCAGTGTGGACGGACATAAGCCAGACCCGCACGCTACAATATCGCGGTGGTCGTGATGAGAAAGACGAGCAACACATCAGCCCATTGCAGCTCGATGTGATTGAGCGGTGCATTCACCTTTGGAGTAATCCGAATGACATCGTATTCACGCCGTTTATGGGCATTGGTAGCGAGGTTTACGGAGCTGTTGAGTTGGGGCGCAAGGGCATGGGCATTGAACTAAAGCCAACGTACTTTGCACAGGCGGTTAAAAACATTTCCGCACTAGCTAAAAAGCAGGATGGATTATTTTAAAATAACCGCTTGACTCACCGCACTAAAAACGGTAATGAGAATAGGCAAGGCAATGAAGCCGAGTTAAACAGGAGAGTTTAAAATGAACCGCACAAAATCATTAATCGAACGCAGCATGGATGCAATGAAAGAATCACAATCCCGCACTGAAAAATTAGAGGCTATTACCGTTGTGCTAATTACATTGGCATTGCTGTCATTAATTTCCATCACGGTATTAGCGTAATGACTATGTGGCACGCAGAAATTGGGAGCGTTGGTAGATTTATAAGCGCGCCAAAACTAGATGACATCGTAGACTTTGTTCGTAAAAATTACATTGATGACGGTGAAGATTTGCCAGTGGTGCATTCTCTTGGTTATGGTGAAGCTGGCGAAGCGAATATGCCAGAGGCTTTGCTAGAAACATTGTTGCAAGAGGAATTAATCCATATTGAATCTTTAAAAAATGGTATTAGCGCAGAACGTATTACAGAAATTTTAGGGGGAGATGAGTGATGTTTAAAAGGGCATTTATGGCATTGATTAAATGCGAAGGTTACATGGTTAATTCACCAAGTAATTACCAGGAATCAGCATACAGAGAAAAACTGGTGCATCTTTGCAAGGACATATTGAAAGAGGCGGGGGAATTGAAATGAAAATTATATCCATACTCATCCCAATTCTAATTTTGTTGTCGCTGTGCTTTGGTTTTTACATGTTTTTTCTAGCCTCTTTGGGTGGTCTAGCTATTTGGATTATGGGTGCAATAAGGTGGAAGAGTGTTTTTTGGATGGCAGGAGAATCGAAATGAGCAATCAGCCAATAGAATGGTATATTGATAACCTAGAAAAATGCGCAGAAATACTAGGTAAACACGGTATGGATGGCGATAGAACGCTTGGTTATATTCCATCTAATGTGTTGATTTCAATTTCATCAATGCTTTTTATGGCGGCAGATAAGTTTAGAGAGGGTAAAAAATGAGCAACCAACACGAAGAAAACGCAATGGGCGGATACGAACCAGAGCAAGAGGCGATGCATAGCTTGTATGATGAGAAGCAACCCGAGGTGACGGAGGCGGAGTTAGTGAAAATAATTTCTGCGGCGTGGACAAGTGACATTGATATGAGCTTTTCTTACTGTCTATCACAAACAGCCTGCGCCATCCTCTCCCGTTACACGCTTGTGAAGAAGGGGGCTTGATGTGGCTATATTAGCAATAGAAAAAGTATTTCCAACACCGAGGGGATACAAAGGCTGCATTCGTTATGCTTTGATTAAAACAAAAGATGGGAAGTATAAAGTTGAGAAACGCCGTCCCTTTGGGTGGGACTCGCGCGCCATATCTCAGCAGGAGTTTGATTTATGCGACACCAGAAAAAAGGCTGAGAAGCTTTGGGATTATAAAAACATGCGAGGCACTGCTAGCTGGTGGGGAAAAGAAGTAATTCATCCATTTTTTGGCTTAGAATTTACCTGTAAGGACATTGAAAATTTAAGAGCATCGCTAAATGAATTTGCAAAAGGCAACGGATATAAGGAGCAAATAAAATGAATCAGACAGAAACACAGCGCGACGATACCACCGTCAGCCAGCGTGGGGCGTTTGAGAAGTGGGCAAAAACTGAATATCCATTGGCGACATTGGGGCGTATTTGTTCAAGCTACACAGAGCCGAAAATTGATGGCGCATGGTCTGCATGGCAAGTAGACCTATCCCAACCCGCAGCGAGTGCGGAGGTGGTGGAGATATTTAGCGCACTGATAGACCACGCAATCGAATGCGAACGACAGCTGGATGTTTTTCACAATCTGGGCGACAATGCTGGCGCTGGTTATAGCGATGTAGTTTGTAAGGCCAAAGCAGCCCTCTCCACCATCCCAGCGCAACCCAATCCTAGCACATCAGATTTGAACAACAAAAACTCTTGTTACTCAAAAATGGACAATTCTGGTGAACAAGCTCAACGCATCCATCAGCTTGAGTCGGCGTTGCGTAAGGTTGATGAATTAGAGCACCTGACCCGCGAGATTGCAAAAGTGAATAAGGGCAATATCATACATCTTGTTAGAAAAAGGGATAAACTTCGTGCGGTAATACAAGCCGCCCTACAGAAAGACGGGGGTGAGCGATGGTAGTCTATGCAACACCAAAGCCAGAACGTCCACGCACTGAGAGGCCGATGAAGCCGTTATTCATCCCGCTTAAAACTATTTACTATGAGCAGTTTGCCAACGGTACAAAAACAACAGAGCGTCGATTATTTGGAAAGCGATGGAATCACGGTACAATTGTTCTTGGCCGCGATGTTGTCATATCGAAGGGGTAT